GTTGAAGGGGAGGTCCTCACCTCTGGTGATTACAGGTCCGCAACCGACAACCTCAGTATTGAGGTTGCCGAGACGATCCTAGCTACTATTCTCACGTCTACGGTTTCTGTACCGCAGTCGGTGATGAAGGGCGCGTTGGACATATTACGGCCTAACCTGTATAACCTTGAAAACGCTTTAGATTTTGTCCCCCGCGTCGGGCAGATGATGGGCTCTTACCTTTCCTTTCCACTTTTGTGCCTCCAGAACAGGATGGCGTTTTTGTGGGCAGGGGGCAAGGGTCTTCCCTGCAAGATCAACGGTGACGACATTTTGTTTCGCTCCAAACCTGAGTTCTCTCAGCGATGGATGGAAACGGTGTCGTCTTTGGGACTTGAAGTAGAGCGGACAAAAACGAGTGTGTCAGCCGAATACGGCTCTTTGAATTCTACCTTAGTAGTTCGCGAAAAGGGAAAATACAAGGTTCGCCAAACTCTTCGGTTCGGCATGCTTAAGGAGTGTGATGACATCACTTCACTCTGCAAGACTTATGATGATTTCCTTCGAGGAATCCATGGATCTCACAGGTTCCGTGCTGGCTTTGAGTTCTTCAGATGGCACTTGCCCTCTCTGAAGGCTTACAGGGTCAGTACCTTGGAATTAGGCTTCCGTGGTGACCTCGCGTGGCGTTTGACTCGTAAGTGGAACCTCCGTTTGGACCGACCTTCTGAGGTCTTGCCCAGTCTAGGCCCCGATCACAACGTAGTCGTCCCTCGCGACGGCTGCACATTTGTTGACCCGGGTACGATAGGAAAAGACAAAAGGAAAGTTAGTGCGATGGAGCTCGCGGCGTGGAAGTGGGGCGTGGATTTCGCCTCCCGTCAGAGACGGTCGATTCTCGAGTTTAAGCTCAGGATGTCCTTAATAAGGCCAACATCTCCCGACTTTTCCCCTTACCTTAGTGGTTTTGGAGAACGTTGTCGGGTGACTCGGCCGACCTGGGCGGAGACTCGTCGGCCGTTTCTCGTGCCCCGTTGTGTTCGGAAGGAGACCTTCCCTCTAATGATCGAAATAGAGGAATGCCTTCCGCCTTACAGCGAGCACGAGGACGGGACGGTTCTGATAGACGTCAAGAAGACAAAGTAGATGGGACGCAGTCCGGCGAGCGGAAATGTGGTCTGTGCGGAAAGTCCCGGCTCTGAGGCTCAGGACTGCCGTGACATGGGGCTCCCGAAAGGAGTTACCCTGCGTCATGGAGGTTGGAACCCTCCGCGGTAAGCTGAGAAGAAAAGGGAATTCCCTGTGATGGTTTTCGAACCTAGGGGATCCCGGGCCGGTGCATTAGTACGCCCCGACGTCGGGCTGTGGTGAGGCGGCTTAAAAACCGCGGCTGCAAAAGTAAAGAAAGCAGTGATCTACTGCAGGACGTAGGCGTGTTGTAGGACACCCGAACCTGTGTTTGTC